GTTGGAGAACAAACCAAGAAGTTAGCGCCACCACGTAATGTCTTTTGGTGAATAACATTGCTAAGTTTTTGTAATTTAGTACCTAAGGTTTGGAACCATTGACCTTGAGTATTATAAAAACCTAAATTAGCAAATGTACCTGAACCAGATGGATCAGTGATAGCTACGTTGTTTTGTGCACTCCAATATTCAGTACCAGCAGAAGCTGCTTCAATCAACATATCTAATATTTCAAGGTCAATTTCCAATGAAATATATTCACTCATTACACCAGTTAATTCAGCTTCAGCATCCAATGAATGGTAAGCATTAATATCTTGTGCAAACTCTGGAGTCCATACTGCTTTTAACTTACGAGTTTTAGCAACAATAGAGTCACTCTTTAATTGTACATTAATTTCTGGGATAGAAATTGGGTTATTATTGGCATTTAAAGCAGTGTTTTGATCTTCAAAGTCACCTCTTGTATTATCATTAGGTTGTAATGTAAATGAAGCTGTAACGTTAGATAAAGAACCTACGTTTCCAACTGCTGAACCTGTGATAATAAATGCAGCTGTAAAACCACCTGCTGCACCTACAGGGCTAAAACCACTTACTGATGTAAATGCAGGTAAGTTATTAGCTAATGTAATAGTTGAACCAGAGGTAATAAAGAATGATCTTGCGGCTCTAACATCAGCGCTTGATGGGAATACCATCTGTAATTTCTTATAATTACCAGCTAGTGCTGAAGCAGAATAGTTAGAATCAAAATTAAAATCTGACCAAGAAGCAGTAGTAACTGTTGCTGATAAGTAAGATGAGGTATTGTTAATTGAATAACTATATTTACCAGCACCATACAAACCACCAGTATTTGAGTTACCAAATGGTAAATCAGCTGAACTACCGGTATCACCATATAATGAAGAACCTTTTGTAAATAGATTGTCATTTGTTCCATATTGGAAATCTAAGAAGAACACTAGACCTGAAGGTAAATTCATAGGTTGAACTGAAACGAATTCCTTCGCTGAAATTTGACCGAATACCTTACGTACTAATGGAAGAGCAACACCTGCCCATTGTTCACCTGTTCCAGGAGAAAATGAAGCACCTGCTGTACCACCACCTGAAAGTGAACTTTCATTTACTAATTGTTTGGCTTGATTTTCAAGAATCATTGCCATGTTGTTTTTGTCAGTTTCACTTGACAAACCTTCAAGTAAACCAGTTTTGGTCCACTTTTTTGCTAATCTAACAGCATCGCTTTGCAATGATGTATAAGGATTAGCGCTTTCTAATAATGATTGTAATTGTGTCATTTGTTTCTAGTTTTTGTTTTTGATTTTTAATTAATTGTTAAATTAAACCTGCAAGTTTCTTAAATCTAGTTACCATTGCATCTGTTTCTACAATAGGTTGTTTTGTGTTATATACACTATTCCCTGTAGATTTAGAAGCAAAACCTAAATTTTCCTTGATTTGGGTTTTTGGTACTTGTAAACTTTCATTTAAAGTTTCAAATACTAATTTTACTTCTTTAACTGTACTTACTCTGTCAAAAGTATTTAATACTTTTACTTTTTGGCTTTCTGTTAAATTCTTAGATTTAAAGATTCTGTTTGTATACAACAATTTAGCATTTAATAAATTAATTTCATTAATTTCTTTACGAAGAACTGAAATAACTTGGTAAGCTTCTTTTAGTTCTTTTTCTTTACTCTTTGCTGATTTTAATTTTCTTTCATCTAAATCTTTTTGAATTTTTTGAATTTTTGAAGATTTTAATTTTCCACCTTCAGCTTTTGCAGCTTTCTTTTTCTTAATTTCATAAAGCAATTCATCTAAATCCATTTCTTCATCTTCTTCATCTTCTTCATGTTCTGTTTCATGATCTTCACCTTCATGGCCAGCTTCTAACTCACCACTTTCAATCATGTCTTCAATAACATCTTTAATAAATGATTCAAGATCTTCATCAGTCATGTCTTCAAGATCAACTGAGGATTCATTTTCATCTTCTTCATTTTCACTTAATTCCTTGTTTTCATTAGATTCTTCTTTTTCTAATTCAGCTAAAAGTTCATCTAAATCCATTTCTTCATCCATTTCATCTTTGTGATGTTTTAAATGCTTAGTTTCATCCATTTCATAATATGATTCATCCATTTCATCTTCATGATGTTTGTTTTCATCCATTTCATCTTCATGATGTTTGTTTTCATCCATTTCATCTTCATGATGTTTTGAATGTTTTGAATGTTTCATTTCATCCATGTCGTAATAATTTTCATCCATTTCATCTTTGTGATGTTTTGAATGCTTGGTTTCATCCATTTCATCCATTTCCATTTCATCCATTTCTTTCTTTTTAGGACGAGGTAAACGAAATACTTCATCCATTTCATCTTCATGATGTTTTGAATGTTTGTTTTCATCCATTTCGTCTTCTTCTTTTTCCATTTCCTCTAACTTTTTAGATAACATGGATTTAAGATGTGGAGTAAATGATTCTTCTAAAGCTGCTTTAGCATTAGCAATTGCTGATTCTTTTACGGCTTTGGCATCAGCGATAGCCTCTTTTAAAAATTCTCTGTTCATTTTTCCTAATTTTTTTTTGTTTTGGAAACTACGCTTATTAAAAAAACGTAATAGAAATATATAGTATAGATGCTATATAAGAAAAAATAGCATATTAATGCTGATAAATATGCTAGAGGAGACCAAAATGTAAAAAAAATATTTCTTCTTAAAGAAATTTACAAGACAGGACAAACTCCTTTAGAGCATAAAATTTCTCTAATAATTGAGTTTATTTTATAATAAGGATCCTCTTCTAGTTTATTTTTATTTAATCCTTCTTTTATCATTTTCATCCAAGAATTTGGATTAGATGGAGTTGAAACAAAATCCCATCCTAAAAGTTCAAAATCATCTTGAACTTCTTGTATTTCACCTACTGGTTTTAAACTTCCCATTCCACGAGAAGAAACACCAACAGTAATATTACTTTCAATTAAAGCTTTTAATATATTACCAGATGAAGTAGGAAGAATTTCTATAACACCCATTATATTATCTCCATCCCACCAAATCTTTTTTATATTATGGGAAACATTTTTCAAATTAATAATTTGACTATCAGGATGATCTAATTCACCTAATGCTCTATTTTCATTAACTAATAACTTATATTTATTTATTTCTCTTTCCCATAAATCTTTAGAATAATAACGACCATTACCATTTTTTATTTCAGCAGTTGCTAAAATACCTTCAACTAAAGGATTACCTCTTTCTGATTTTTTTGCTTCAGATAATAATCCTTTTGATTGAAATATGTTATATTCTACTAGTAATGATTTCATTATAAAAATTATTTATTAATTATATTTTTAATAATATTTTTAATAGATTCGTGTAATTTAATTTTCTTTTCTTTACCAGGAACATCCATTTTTTTAACACCTTTAGAAGATTTAGGAGCAACAGACATTACATCTATTTTTTTAGGCATTTTAGTTTTATATTCTTTTTTACCTAAATCTTTAGTATTAGATTTTATTGTTTCATTTGAAACTAATTCCATTCCTGATGAAGCATATTTACCTTTAACTTCTTTAGTTTTCCCTAATCCTGGATGGTTTTCAGTATATCCAACTCCTTTTACACCAAATTGATAATTTTCAACATAATATAAAGGATTTTTTCTTAAATTTTTGGCAACAATATTTTTTAATTCTTCAACAGATTTTTCTGAATTATTTGGATCTTTCATTTCTGCATAATATCCAGTTAAAAAAGCCTGACCAAAAATATTATCTATATTTTTTTCATCTTTATAGTTAAAATTTTTAGTTTCTAAATCAGTTACTTCTTTAGTTGGATTTTTTCTTTCTTCAGTAATATTATCTTTAAATATTTCAAACCAATCAGGTTGTTTAGTTGGTTTTGAAACTAAACCCCATATATTTTCTGATATTATAGAGTGTTGTTTTAAAATAGTAGAAGCTTCTTCAAATGTAGCTGAATTTCTAATTATGTCAGGGAAAATATTTTTAGCTTCCTTCAAGAATATTTCTTTAGATCCTTTATTATCTTTAATTAAATTATAATGTTCTTGTAGTGTTCTTTTCATTTTATTTATTTTAATAAGTCTTTTATATCTTTTAAATAATCTAATATCAAATCAGTAGGTGTTATTACTGTATATGATTCAGGATTATTTTTATAATATTCAATGGTTTTATTTTTAGAATTGGATATCATTTTATAAATATTATTTAATTCATCTCTAATTGAATCAAATGCATTTATTCTTTCTTTTTGAAATTTTTGATTGGGATTTAATTCTTCAACATTTTTTTCAAATAATTGTTTTACTTCTAATCCTGATCCTTTTATTTTTTTAGGTACTAATTTAAATTTAAAACCTTTTACATAATAATTGTCTTTAACTCCTTCTTTGCTTGCTTTTGGACCTGGTCCTAGTGTAGCTCCAATATTTAATTCACTTACTTGATTAGGTGCTAATTTATACCCTAATTTATAATAATATTTACTAGCTTCTCCTTTTGCTTTTTTATTTGAATTAAATGCAAATGGACTAGAATATTGTTCACCCGTTCCAGGATTAAATGAAGCACCTGCTACACCACCACCAGTAGCAGATGTTTCTTTTAATTTATATTTGTATTTATTCATTTTATCTTAGTAAGTTCTTCTAAAAGTTCATGGTATTGAAGCAAATCAACAATATTATTGTTATTTATATTGTCATTCTTTTTTAATTCTGTTAATAATTTAGATATTTCTTCTAACTTTATTTTTACTGTAAGATTAGATGTTTTTTTTATATTTTCTTTTAATGAATTTTTAATAAATTTTATTTCTTCATTATAAAATTCTTTTAAATTAGGAGTACTATCAATAGAATTAATAAATTCTTTCAATATGTATTTTTGTCTTTTATTTAAACTAGAATATTTAGAATTAAATTTTTCTAATAAAATTCTATAAGTTAAAATACGAAGATCTTTATCATAAGATTTAAATTCTTTTAAAATATCATCTTCTACTTTATTTTTATTTTGAGATATATTAGTTAAACTTTCTATTAAAGTTAATTTATTATCTATTATTTGAGAAGAATTAACACTATTTGGTGAATTATGTATTTCAAATAATGTATATAAAGAAGCATAAGCTTTATATTCAGGTATTTTTATTTTAAATAATTCTTCTAAATTGTAATATTCCTTTAATTCTTTAATTAAATTATATTTTTCTTTTCGTAATTTACTACGATTAAGTTTTTTAGAAGATTCTAATACAGTTGATATTATTATATTAGCTTTAGATTCGGTTATATTTTTATATTTAAAAACTGTTTCGTATAATTTATATTCTTTTCCAATTTCTGTATTTGAAAAATATTTTTTTAAAAGTAAAGAAGAAGGAGATTCTTTTCCTGAAAGAGTATCAGCTGTTATTCTTCTTATTAGAATCTCAAAAAGTATTCCAGAATTCTTAAATTTAGAATGTTTAACTTTATACATTAATGTTTTTTTATAAATATGTTATAAATTTTACTCCCTAATATTTGATTCATCTAATAATCCTTTATCATTACTATTTTCTTCAAAAATTATTTTTTTAGATCTAGGAATATCTTTTAAATATACTAATGAGTTTTCTAATGCCAATGGAGATTTACTTTTATAATTTACTTTAATTCCATTATCAGCTTTATCAGTTAAACCTTTAGAACCTAATCTATCTTTTCCAAAATTATCATCTTGAGTGTTTCTATCAGTGACTTTTTCTTCAGGTCGGCCTAATTTTTTATCATCATCATATGATTCAGGTACTGAAGCACTTTCATATCGTCCTTTTCCATATAAAGAAGCTAAATCATGTGGAGTCCCATATGATTTTCCAGTCATAATAGGATCATTACCCTCTTCAGAAATTTGTTTTAATCTAAATGTTCTTTTAGCATCTTCTACTATTAAATCCCTATATTCACTATATTGATTTTGGCTAAAATCAAATACATTTTCATATATCCAATCACTAGGAATTAAATATTTTTCTGTTATTTGATTAGCTAAATCAACTTTATCTTTTAATAGAGCTACTTTTTCTTGCTCATATATTATTGAAGGAGTATTTAATGATAATTCAAAATTTACTAATGAAGCGTTATCATATCCTTGTGTATATAAATGAACTAAAGCTATTTTATATAATTCAGAAGTAATTATACGTTGAATTCTTTCAATTGTACGAGCAAATCTAATATCTTGTGCTGCAAGAGTACTTTTCCCATTTAAATTTTCTTCATATCCCATGAAGGCTCTTGGGATTTTTAATGCAGCAAATAGTTTATCTCTTAAATATTTAACGTCATCTATTGCTGTATATTCTAATCCTTTTGTAGTGTCTATTTTAGTTACTGTATCATTTCCTCTTACAGGAATATAAAAATCTTCAAGTGAATTTTGTAAATTATATCGTAAATTATATTCACCTGTTTGTTGATCTACATATGGAGTGCGTTTCATTTTAGAAATAGTTTTTTCCATAAAAGCATCTATTTCTTGTGGTGGTATACTACCAACATTCATGTAAAATATGCGCTTTTCAGGCGCACGAACAATTCGATGAATTAACATCGCATCCTCCATTAAAGTATACTGTTTATACAATTTACGCGCAGGTTCTATATAACTATTATGTACTATTATTCCATTAGATACAAAATTAGAATTTTTATCTACTTGTATATCATATGTTTCTTCTGGTAGTTCCTCTATTATTGATTCTATTTTAGATAATTTAACATTATAATTATTATTTATTTCAGATGTTTCTTCATTAAATTGTGTATTTTCTATTTTAATGTCGTTATTCTTAAATAAACATATATAATCACCTACTTTTAATTTCTCAGTTTGTTTATATATTGGTTTTTCTGTTTCAAAATCCCAAACAAGAATAGGATGATTATCAGTTACACTTATACTACTATGAATAGTGTTTATTTGATATAATTTTTTTATTCCAGAATTTATAGTTGCAAGTACTGTAGCTAGTTCATATTTATTTTCTTCAATATTAAATGTCCATACTTTATCTCCTTTTTCTATATGTTGAATTTCTTTTGTGCTATTTTCAGTACATACTTTACTATCAAATTTTACACACCTTCCATAAGGAAGAAAATTCATATCTGCTAATAATCGAAAATGAGCTACTTCATAATTCTCAAATGTAATTGTATTCCTTTGCTCATTTACGTTTGGAACACTATGATAACCATAACTTGAAGCACTTATACCATTAGGATCAAATCTAAATATTACTCTAGAAGGATTAGTTTTATCAGCTCCTTCAATTCTTTCAATATGATATGCTGTATATGGAATAACATTGTAAACACCAAATTTTTCAGCAATTTCTAATTTTAAAAAGAAATCACCATATTTACACATATTCCTAATCCACATCCATAAATTAAATTCAATATTTAATACATCATAGAATAAATTATACAGAATTTTTTGAATATTATCATCACTACTTTTTATTGAAAGAACTTCATCCATATCATTTTTAAGAGTAGATTCATCAGCTATAATATCTAAAGCAGATGCTATAATAGCATCAGTATCCATAGCATCATATTCAGAATAAAGAGTAGGACGTAATGTTTGATAAGTAAATGAAGATTGATAACCCCATAATGAAGTTGAAGTAGTATAAACTCTATTAAATCTGTCAACTAGTGCGTTAGTTTGTAATTCCCCTCCAACTTGAATTTTTCCTGAATCTATTACTGAAAGTTGGTTTCCTCCTACATTTCTAATAATAATATCACTTGAAAATAATCTTTGCAATCTTGAAAAGACACCAGTATTTGCCATTTTTTTTATTTTAATAATTAATATAAATAAATCCTTCTACTCCAGGAACCATTTTTCTAATTTCTTCTTTAGTATATTTTTTAGATATTGGAGTATATCCTAAATGTAAATTACCTTTAACTTTAAGATTTTTAGGTAAAGAGGTAATTTTAGTATTTGTTAAATATAAACCACCTCCAACTTCAAGATTATTA